GTTTCCTTGTGATTGAAGGTGATGAGCCAATTTCGTCCACTCAAGAGAATAGGGGTTGATACCGACTGCGATGCCGTTATCAATTCGATTGCGCATAACATGAGCAGAAAAATCTAGGAAGTATTGCCGAATTGCAATAACTAAGTGTTGAGGACAAGCTTCGAACACACGTGTTTTACCAGCGTCCACCTTAAGGATGGGACGCTTTTCGTCTTTGAGGGTAGCTAAAGAAATAGCATCACCTCTAATACCAGCACGTGCATCAGAAATTAATTTGGTAACATCTTGTTTGAGTTCAGGGTTATCGACTATATAGTCTTCACCATCACCCAACCAAGCGGTTTTTCCTTTCTTTTTATTATTCATGTTATAGGGATATCCGGGAGAAGTTGTTCGGTTGATTGGTCGTTTGAGAGCGTCACCCTCAATACCACAAATTGCTTCTTCGTAGCTGTGCACAACGCCTTTCGAGTTCTTGGGAGGACCAAGACCTTGGAAGACATCGTTTGCAGCTGCTTCGAGCAAGTTTGGGTCCACCCAAATCTGTCCACCCATGATTTTCTTCAAGCCTTGGGCCATCGGATCAATCCGTTCACCTTCGATCGTAACTGGTCGAAGGTGAGCGGGCTTGGTCACGTGGGTTTGGACTTGATCAAAAATCATAGAAGGACAGAGTTGAGTAAGTGAAGGTGCGGCAGGAGCTGGAGCGGTTCCAACTGAGAGGCAATCTCCAAGTTCCAGAAGAGAAACTTGTGAGGTCGAGTCAACCCATGATTGAGAGTAAGGTAATCGTCCGTCAATGAGGTAAGAACGGGGAATACCAAACTTTGAAACATGGGTTTCGAGGTTTGATTCGAGTAGTTGGCGTGTTGTTAAAGCACCGAGCGAGAGAACGCCAGCGCCACCAGCAACATGGAAGCCAACTAGTTTTGTGTGAATTAAGCGATTTGAAATGGAGAGAAGAGCTCCACACATACCACTAGAAGTTTCGAGGTCGTAGTCAATGTGATTTCCAATGCGGATAGGGCATTTGCAGGATGAAGGATCGAGAGGGCAAGTTCCAGGTTTGTGAAGATAATATTCAGTTACTTTGGTTGATACATTAAAGGAACTAGGATATTTTTCTTGGACAATGGTTTTTTTATTAATTTCGTAAAAACCAGAAAAGGTGAGATCGCCTTCTTTGAGAAGGTCGATGTCTTTAGAGTCTAAAAATTTAGAGAGAATCTTAGGTCGGTTTGGGACAATTGGAGGAAAACTAACAAGAGCAAGGTCAACGGGAGAACCGTCTAATTGAAATACTTGAGAAATGTTGCATTCAGAATAAGGTACTTTGATTGCGTCAGTGGTAGCGTAAGGATTTCGAATAATAAGGTATTCGATTGGATCAATATGTGGAGGATCAAGAATGGTATGAGCTGTAGTTATCATGGTGCGTCCGACTAA